GCGCCGGCCGCGCTTGCTATTCAGCAGCCAGATCCAGTCCTCGGCCGTGACCCGTCGGTCGATAGCCATCTCGTGACGACGATCGGCGTCGCGCGCCTGAGCGCTGCGTATGTCAAATGGATCGTGGTTTTCTGACATGATCGCAGAGCCTACCGCAAATCGCGGGGGCTATGCACACAGGTCTACTTTTTAGACTTAGACTTAGACTTGCCGGCCTTAGCCAATGCGATCGCAATTGCCTGGCGCCTCGGCCGGCCTGCGGCCAGCTCAGTCCGGATATTGGACGAGATGACTTTCTGCGATTTGCCGGGTTTAAGGGGCATGGTTAAGGCTCGTATGTAATCGTGCCAGCGCTGGCAATAATCTGGTACGTGTTTGGGGCTACAACTTCCAGCGTAGCAAACGCATTATCGCTGCCTAGTTCCATGTATTTGCCTGCTGCTGATGCGCCAAGGATTGTATCTGCGGCATCAGGTTTCACTCTAAAAGCATAGGATGCGATGCGCCGAACGGTAAACTGCGTACCCAGAAATACAGCCGTCCCATAAACGGACATGTTTGCTGTGACCGTTCCAGTCGCGCCCGTGTTCGTTATCGTGCCGCCCATGAATGTGTTGTTGTCAGCGGCAAAGGATGCAGCCGTGTAGGCGCGCGTAAAGGGCGCAAGAGAAAGACGCCAGATGTCTTTGGCGATAACATTGCCCCAAACTTTTTCGATCCCCCATGTCGTTGAATCAATGCGGTAAAACGTAATTCCGCCGCCATAGATCAGAAACTGCGTGGCTGCCGGATATGGCTCAACTGTAATGCCGAGGCCCAACACTTCAATAAAGCCGCCTGTTGCCTGCGGTCTGATAAGTGTCACTCGCCGCACGCTTGACGGAACGCCTTGTGTCCCACCAGACGAAGCTGCAACTAAATAAAACAGATTATTGATAAAAGGCCATTGCGCTGTTTCCGGCGTTCCTTCGTAGACAAAAGTCAGCTCGGCAACGCCGCGCACTTCATTAAATCGTCCCGCCCCAACCATGTTTGTGAAACGCGGGGCAGTGAAGATGTTGTTGAAAGCCGTGTTGTTTGTTGTGTAGGCGTGAACGAAGGCTTGGGCGTCGTCATCCGGCAAATCAATGCGCGAATTGATCAGCGCCTTGAAGTCCCCGCCTGCTGCGCTCCCAACAGTCGGACCGCCTATGGTTCTTGGGTTTGTCAGGGCAATCGCCCGATTGCCCCGGTATTCAATGCTGCTCACTGTTCCGATAGATGCGCCACTCGCATTGTACAGAGTGCCCGTCGTAAATGCCCCAGTCTGGTTAACCACATAAACGCCAATGCTTGTGCCTTGGTATACAATGCCTGTCGCTGTTGATCCGTCCGCTGGTTGCTGGACAATGGAACCGATTGCTGGCGGCGATGTGATCGTGCCAAACATATAAGTTTCATTTGAACGTGTGCGGACTGTGTTCAGGCAGTTTTCAAAAAGAGGATTGGCAATGTCCAAACCGTAGCAAACACCGCGCTCTGCAACAATGTCCAACCCGTACCCGGATGCATTAACAAACGAGTGACTAATTAACGAAAGCGTGGCGCAATAAATTATCTTGCACGCAGCCTCCGTTGCAGAAGTATGTCCTGCCTTGCAGTTAATCATCGTGCATTCCTGCAACCGATAAAGCTGCATTGCGGGCGTAGTGGACGCGCCAGCTCGTTTCAGGCTCCAGATATTTTCAAAAGTGGCTGTCTGAGTTGGTGCCCTGCCGCTTCCAGTCGGCCCGACATCAAGCCCCGGTCCCACGAACAGGCCAATCCTGCCAAGAGCAACACCGACAATGTTGATGTTCCTAAACGCCGACGCATCATAGGCGCCACGCACACATAAACCTCCGCAATCCGGCGCGTGTGTCTGAAGGTCAATGCCGACATTTTCCATGCCGACGGAACGAAGCGCAGGAAATGTATCAGCCAGAATTGCGGCCTCATTTGAAAACTGAATAAGGAAATCAGAACTGAGGCTGGGACCAGCACGCAATGTGCAGCTTTTACCATTATAGTTTTCATTTGCCCAAGGCGATGCAGGTCCGATAATCCGCGTGCCGCCTTTCGTGGCCATCAGCTTTGCGGTGATAAGGAACACACCTTCGGCGTAAATCAATCCGCCTGCATCAAGCGCCGCCTGCCATGCTGCCGTGTCGTCTGTAACACCATCACCCACCGCGCCAAATGTTTTGACGTTTCTGGCTTGCGGCAGTCCCCGCAAATTGCTGACATTATCGTAGGCTTTGCTCATGTCGTGATCGCCTGTAATTGTGCATCAGTGAGTGCCGTAGAAAAAATCGCAGCACGCCGAATATACTGGAACGACGGGTTAAATGAATTGCTGTACAAACCAAAACGCGCTGTAGTTGGCGCAGCAGGTAAATTTACAGACGTATCGTTAAACCCTAGAGATGCATCGGCAACTATCCGAGAATTATTAGACGCTACTCGCAATGCAATTTTATGAACCGCTCCGACAGCTAACACATTGGAAGTAGCGCCGCTTGCCTGAGTTGAGCTGCTCGCAACAATAACTCCGCTTGCTTGTCCCCCAGTAACCACAGTCATCGCCGCGTAGTCTGTCTGGTCGCCGTCATCAATGCCAAAACAATGCTGCGTTGTTCCTGCCGCAACTATCCTGTCTATTTCAACAAACAGACTTAGCGGGTAATCTACGCCCGACAGGCTTGCTGTAACTTGGTCAACAGCTCGCTGCACCGACGCGCCCTCTGTCGGTATCCAGCTCGATGCAAACGCGCCGACCTCCAGCTGGACGTACTCAACAGTCCCGGACACTGTCAGCGTCAGACTGCCAGCTGTCGGGGTAAACGTCAGCGTGACGCGCTGCCCTGCGCCGGTACCGACTAGGGGTCCGTCCGTAGACACGCCTGACAGCGTGATCGTGCCCGTGCCGTAAAACGACAGCGTGTGCGCCGCTGCCGTGACCGTAATGCTTTGCGTCTCGCCAACAAGGCTGTTCAGGAACAGGTTGGTTCTGGCGCCCTCGACCAGAATGCCCTTATCAGTGCGCCTCAGCTCACCCGCACCAAACGTCACGATCCGGCCATCTGCCGTTTCTGCTGTGCCGACTGAGGCACGCGTCACCGTCAGACCGGGATCGCTGGTCACGCGCCCATCGCGCAGCCAGACCCCGTTTACGAAGTCCCAAGCATCAGTCGCGCCAAGCCGCGCGACGCTCCGCAGGAACGTCGAGCCGGGCGATGTGAAGCCCCGCTTGGCGAAGACTAGGCCGTGGCTCACGGTTGCAGCACCAGCGTCAGCACGCGCTCTGCAGTCTGGTTGACAGCGGTTCCTGCCGTGCCCGACCTAACCTTCAGCCAACGGATGCCGACCCAGTCCGCGATGTTGAACGCGCTGTAATAGCTCGCCGCAACGCCCACTGTGCGCTCCGACGAGCCGTCATAGACGTTGAAATAGGTCACGCCGTCAGGCGATGCCTGGAACGTAAGGCTTGCCGCGTCCCACCCGCTGGGCATGACGATCGCGACGAGCTTGCGCCCGCCGAGATCCACCGCGCCGGACAGGCTTGTGCTGATGGCGATTGTCGCCGTCTTAGTTTCGACAGCCTCAGAAACTACCGGCGCGCCCATTATTTTTTGCCCATCGGTTTAGCTGGCTTGGCCATCGGCTTGCCGGCAGGCTTCTTGTTGGTGCTGGCCGGCTTGCCGGCGGGCTTGGCTCCGTAGGGTCTCATTGCAGGCATGTCAGTCTCCTATGCGATGCGGGCCATGGTTAAAAACACCGACGGGACGGCAGGCCCACCGTCTGCGGCAATTGTCTCTAAAGTCACGTCCAGCGATGGGGTCGACCACATCACCTGCGCGTGCTGGCCCGCGTTGAGCGGGAAGAAGTAGGACGCGCCCAAAGTCGCGTGCCCAGGGCCACCTGCGTGCTGCGTAGGCACGTAAACGATGCGCGCACTGTTCGGGAAGTCGACGTCTTGCACGCGCACCCAAAGCTTTACGTTATGCAGCTGACCGGTGGCGTTGGACAACTGAAACGAGGCAGATAGCTCGTAGATGCCCGTCGCGTTGACCGTGATCTTCGTATCGTCCACGACCTCGATGCCGCGCCCGGTGACGTCGGGCTGGTTGAGCGTGACGGCGGTCGCGGTGTTGATGGTCTCGGCTGCCTGATCTTCGGTCGATCGCCACGCGCCGTACCACTGCTGCACGAGATAGGTCTCATCGCCATCGGGCGCACGCACACCGATAATCCGCTGACTGTCATCAGCAAGCAGCCAGGGCCAGGCAGATCCGGAGACGCGCGCCATCAGACCTCGACCCCGCTAGGTGACTGGTAGCCTGAGAACAGGTTCAGAATGTCGCTTGCGGCGTTGCGATCGCCGCCTGTCTTGACCTGGCCAAGCTTCGCAGCTGTCTCAGCCTCCATCTGCGCCTGCGCCATCTGCGCCTCGCGTGCCTGCGCCTCGGCCCTCTGCTGACGGATGATCGCCACGTCCTCGCTGGCCACAATCAGGTCGGGGTCGACCCCAAGCATGTCGGCATAAGCGTCGGCCCATTTGTCGCTGTCGAATTTATCCAAGACGTCGGGCTTCATCTGGGCGATTGCGCCCAAGCTCATGACGTAGCGGTCGACGCTGTTGACGCCCACTGCGCGCTGCGCCTGCGCCAGCATCGACACGAACTCCACGTCCAGCTCCATGCCCTGCAGCTCTTCCGGTGGCGGTGGCAGCATGCCAGCTGCCAACATCCGGTCGAACGTCTCGTCGATCAGCGGAGACAGGAGCTCATTGTGCAGACGCTCAAGCACCGGGCCAAGCATCAGGAGCTTCTCTTCGTGCCGCTCTGCCACCTCAGTGGCCGTCATGCGGGTGTTGTCTGACGTGGCCAACATCAGGAAGAGATCGGCGTAGAACGCACTGCGAATGCGCTCGCGCACGTCCTGGATGTCGATCAGCAGGTGCTCAAGGTTCAGGCTTACATTGAACAAGGTCGACACCGCGTTCTGCGTGCCCGGCTGGTCGACGTACGTAACACCGCCTGGCAGGTAGTCGATGTCCCGGCCCTTCATGCTGGCCGGCACCTGCAGTGGCGGCTTCGTCATGTAGTCGATGCCGTTCGCCTTGCGCAGCTGCTCGTGCTGCAGCTGCTTGATGTCGCCGAGCGCTTCCATGCCGGGGCTTGCGCCGTAGATGTCGCCGGCTTGCTTGTGCCAGCGTGGCGCGAGGCCGGGAAACCGATCGTAGCCGCTCTCGCGCAATAACGTGTCGCCACCATCTTCTCGCCCAGGTTCGAAGTACACGGACGAGAAAGCCTTGTTCTTAGCGTCCTTGAAACGCGGGTCGCGGTCGATGCGCGGCTCGATCGCGTGCACGACCGGCACCCAGGCGTCGAGCCTGCCTGAGTTGTGCAAGGCCATTACTGTCTTCGAGCAGTTCTCCGGGCCGAACTCTCCGACCAGCTCGCCGACCGTCTTCTCGAACTCGCGGTAAACCGTGTTGACGCGGCCCCGGTAGTCGGAGGCCAGCGCGAACTCACCCACGGGCGACGAGTAGTGATGGATCAGCGACTGGTAGTCATCCTGCACGATGGCGCATGACGTGCCGAAAGCCCCGAGATCCTCGTAAATCGAGTGCAGCGTCAGGTACGTATTGCTGCGGGCGAAGACGTTGAGCATCAGGCGCTGAACGTCGGCCAGCCATTCCTTGACGGGCGCATAGTCCATCAGGTCCTCGTCTGCCAGGCCAAGGCGAAACCAGGGCCTAGCCGGGCTTGTCATGCCTGACATCATGCCAGCTGACAGGACACGCAGCGCACGGGTCGCTGTGCTGTCGAATATCGCGTTGTGCTTCTTCACGCCGCGATTGCGATCGCTTTTGTAGAACCGGGTCGACCTCGGCAGCAGGTAGTCGGACAGCTCCCGCCAGTGCTGGATCCAGCCCGAGCGCTCGGACTGGAGTGCGTTCCAGCGTTGCAGATACATCGATCGGCGGGTCGGCTTCATGCGGTCACGACCCCAGCAAGGTAGTTCGGCCGAGCATGCCCGCCGACACCGGCGCGCCGGCCTGCCCGGTCAGGAATGTACCGCCGACCCCGCCGCTGCCTGCGGCGCGGTTGCGTCGCAGAATGGCCGAGACGTCAGGCCGCTTTTGATTGGCCCGGTTAAATTCCCGATCGGCCTGGCGCTGCGCCTGCTCGGCCTGACGTGCTGCCTGCTGTCCGGCGCGCTTCTGCATGCTGGCAGAGCGCTGCCCACTGTAGACACCGTAGGCCGTGCTTGCGACCGCTGCGATTGCCGATGTGACAGCCATCAGAGCACCCCCGTATAGACGATGTCCTGCACGTCGTAGCGCAGGCGCTGGAGCACCTGGTCGAGATTGCTGCCGGGCTTGGCATGCCAGACCATGACCTCGGCCCCTCTTGCCTTCGCTTGGCTCTCTGTCTCGCGCATCAGGCGCAGACCGAGCGTTCCCTTGCGGTGATCTTCGCGCAGGAACAACACGTCGTTCTGGCACATCATCACGTCGCCATAGTGCAGGTTCGGCGCCAAAATGTTGATGCTGTAGCCGATAAGCGAGCCGTCATCGTCGAACACGCCAAGCGACAGCAGCGTGCCCTTATCTTCCAGCTCGCGGTAGACCTCGACCAGCGGGTTGAGCTCCATGATGTCCTTGCGGACTGTCAGCTCCTCGCGGTGAGCGGCCAGCAGTGGCCACATGTCGGGCAGGTAATCCACGGCTGAGATCTCACGGATAGTCGGCATTGTGGCAGGCTACATCCATTCTCTGGACGCATGCACACAGCCGTCACACGAGGTCGAGCGGGTTGTACTCGCCGCGCTCCCGTTTGCGCTCAACGCGCTCGAAGAAACGCTCGCGCTGGCTTTTCGGCGCCACTGGCGAAGCAAATGTGAGCGCCAGCGCATCGCCCAGGTCAGGCGATGGCAGGCCGCGCGCCTTGAGCTCGTCCTTGCTCTCAAGGGCTTTGCGGCCCTGTGCGTCATAGCGATAGGTCGGCGCGGCAAGATCCTGTTTGAGCGCGACCTCGTCCGGTATCGCCCCGCCCATCCGCAGCCAGTCAGCCATCAGGCTCCACATCTCAGTGCGGCGATTGACGTACTGCGCGTCGATCGGCCGACCGCCGAATGGCACCTCGACCACCTCGTGACGAAGCTGCCGCAGGCGATCGATGACACCGGCGCCGGCACCGGCGTCGACAAAGACCGCGTCGGGTCGCCATCTGTCGATCTCGGCAGCGACGCGCGCTGCCAGCTGCATATTGTCGACGCCGCGAAGCACGATAGGCGGCAGGGCCAGTAGCCCTTGCCGAGGGAAGATCACGCTTCGATCGTCGCCAAATCGCGCAGGGTCGACGCCGAGGATCCTGGGCGCGTGGCCGTAATCGGTCTCGCGATAGTGGCGCTGCGTGGCCGTCTGCACGTCGCTGAGGCTGATCAGCTGATCGTCACCGGCAGCTGAGAAATCACACAGGTATTCCCTGGCGAACGACGCCTCGTGCATGTCCCGCTTAAGACGCTCGACCTCGACAGGGTCGAGGCTATGGGTGTCGTACACAGTGTAGCTGGCGCTGTACCAGTCAGGCAGGGACTGCGCGCGGAAGTACAGCTCCGAGAATAAGTTCACTCCGGCGGGCGTGCCGATGAACAGCGCCCAGCCTATGCGGTCGGACAAAGCGGGCTGGATGATCTCGGTCCACACCTCGGGCTTGATCTGCGCCACCTCGTCGATGACAGCGCCATCAAGGCGCACACCGCGCATTGCGTCCGGGTTGTCAGCGCCGAAGAGCCTGATCACTGCGCCATTGTGCGTCAGGCGCACAGACAGCTCGCTTTCGTTGATCACCGCGCCATTGACACGCACCAGCGGCTCGACGCGCTGTTTTAACCTGGCCCAGGCAATGGCCTTGGCCTGTTTGAGAAACGGCGCCAAGTAGAAAAACAGGCCCAGGTCGCGGTCGAACCGCAGCGCCTTGTCCAAGAGCTCCATGATCGCGAGTTCCGTTTTGCCCGCCCGGCGATGCAAGGCCAGCACAGTGAAGCGCCGGCGCAGCAGGTGACACTCACGCTGCCACTCACGAGGGTAATAATTGAGGCTGACAAGCCGGGGCGTCACACCAGATCGCCGCCGCTCTCCGGCACACCAGTAATCACTTGCACGGCCAGCGTGCCCTCGGTCTCGACCTTCGCCGGGATCAACTTACCCGACAACCGATAGAACTCGGTCGGCTGATCCTTTGCCCAGTCAACGAGATTGACGCCTGGCTCCTGCTGCAACGCGTCGAAAGCATCGAGAAACGCCTGACGAATGTCGCGGGTGACCTTGTTCGTCGAACCCTTTTTGCGACCTGTAGGATTGCCGGATTGCCCTTTTTGAAACGTCATTCTGAAATTGCAGAAGGCTTGCTGTTAACAACTAGCGCGGTCTTGCGAGTAACCGTCCCCCAAACGCCCCAGGATCCAATTACAGCGAGCAGGAGGCCGATCAAAGCCTCGGTGTGTACCCCCACCCACGCCGTGAGTTCCGCAGGCGCCCCAGCGGCCTGCAGAAGGCCTACGAGGATGGTCAATACCCCAGCCCAAAAGGACCGGCTCAGCCACATTGGTTTGACAGGCAGTTCGCTCATGGCCTCATCCTAAATCCAAAACCTGAACCCATGCACACACCGCAAAGAAAAGCCCCCTCGGCATAGAGCGACCGAGGGGGCTTCGAGCCAGCAAGGGAGGACGCCGGCTCTGGGGCATCGCAGCAGGAGGACACGCGCTACGATAGTTTTTTAGTCGCCACCATGCGACCGACCAGTGCAATTACCGCACCGCCAAGCGCAACAACATCGAGCCAGGCTTCAACAATCTCGGCCTGGAGTTCAGGGACAATGTGGTAACCGGCCATTCCAAAGCCGAGCGCCATGACCGCCACGATCGCGCCGACAGTACCTTTGCTGTGGTACCAGGGTTTTTCGGTAGCGGCGCGAACAGGCGTAGGCGCCGGGGGCGGGGCAGTGGTGTACTGTGCGGGATAATCGATCGTGTCCATTCGCATCTCCATTCGCTCCCTGCCCATTACCACCCGCCGCCTAGCCTGTCAACGCCGGCGGCCGGTGACGATGTCGCGTATCGTATACCGGCTGACGTCCCAGACCCGCGCCAGGGTCGAGTAGGTCCACAACCCATCCGACCACATCTCGCGGATCTCCTCGACCTCGGCATCGGTGAGTTTTGCGCGGGGGTGTGGCATACCCCTTCCCCAATGCCGTTTAAATCGCTTTGGAGGGGTCACCAGAGGCCGCCGGCGTTTTCAGGTAGGCACCCACCGCGTCGCGCAACAAAGGCCTGTGCTCGGCCATCAGAATGGCGTCCTTGAGCCTCGCAAATCGCTCCTCGCGATACGACCATGACAACCAATAGCTCGCCTTGTCCCGCGCCCCGTACTTCGCAATCACGCGAATGTCCAGCCACTCCCGGCTCGCTGCCGTCCTCTCGTACACCACCCACTCCGTGTCGTACGCCGAGACCGTGGTCGCCAGC